TTTGAATTTGAAAAAGATAAAAATGGAAAAACAAAGCCAAAGACAAAGGCAAACATAAAGGGCCTTACCGACACTGGCAAAAAGTTAATGAAGACATATAATGAGGCTATAGTCGGAGAAGGTAACGTTGTTAATAGAGAAGCAGTAGAACAAGTTGCCAACCAAGAAAAGGCATTTAAGATTTTAATTTCAGAAGGTGCAACTGCAACAGAAGCCCTAGAGCATGTTCAGGATGCAGCACTTGCAGCAGCAATTGCATCTGGTGCTCTTGGTAAAGTTGGAAGCCCAGAAAGAAAGAAGTATATTGAAGATCTTAAAAAGGCTACTGATGAGACAGAAAGATTTGCTCTTCGTCAAAAGATGATTCAGGCTAACGAAGAATTTAAACTTCTTGAGCAAATGCCAAAACTTGGAAGCGCAATGAAACTTGCAGGATTTTCTGCAGACCAAATGAGCGAGGTATTAAATGACCCAGCACTTGCAAAGAGTCTAATTGAAGACCTAAAAGATGGAAAGGTTGACTCTAAAGAAATAGCAGACTACCTAAACTCTATTGAGGCTAGAAAGATGATTGATATTCAAGTAAACTATAACTCTGGAAAGTTCTCTGAGTCTGCTCAGCCTGGTATGGATCTTGTTGATGAGATGTTTGCTGTTCAAGAAACCATGCTAAGAACTGGTGCCGATCCAAGAACTACTGGGATGGTTGACACATTTAATGCCAATACCAAGGCAATCGCAGCAGCAGAAATAAAGGCTAAGGGTTTTAGAAATCAAATTGAAGCAGTTAACCGTGAGATCAGAGATATAGAGCAGGGTATTGAGAAAAACTATACAAGGCCTATAGAAGTATTACAAGAAGAGATTTCTGATTCTGAAAGAGAACTAGAGATGAATCCTATCTTTGGTGATCGTGCTATGGAAAACATCAACAAAGAAAATGCCAAGATGTCAAATGATTCTGCACTTATGGCAAATCAAGCAGAAAAAATTAATGAAGAATATGATAAGCAGGCAGAGGCTCTTGCCAAGGTTGCAGAAATAAATGAAGATATTCTTAATCAGCAAAAGAGTCAACTTGATATTGCAGGTGCATTAACTAGCGGAGACATCGCAGCAGCAGCCAAAGCAGCACAGCAGGCTCGTGCAGAAGCAGCACAAAAATTTGGCACAGCAACGTCAGATGCTTTGCAACAGTCTAGAGAAAATGAAATCAATAATCTTCGTGGAGCAGAGACTGGAAAAACTCAAAAAGAGATTGATCAACAGCAATTTGAAAATGCTCAAGCACTTTACAGAATGGAGAACGACCCAGCAAGAGTTGCTATTCTTGAAAGTATTAGAAAAAAGCAAGATGAGATTTATAGACTAGAAGAATTGCGTGAAGCAGAACTTCTTAAGATTCAGGTAAAAGAAGATGCTATCCTTAAGATACAGATAGAACAACTTCAGCCTCTGGAAGATACAATTCAATTACTTACATCTAAGAATGAAGAAATACAGGCAGCAATAGATCTGCTTGTTGAAGAGATAGAGGTTTTAGATAAAAACAAGTTAGAGTGGGACAGAGTCAAAGCCAAGATCGAAGCAAATACACTTGCAGGTAAAAACTTTGATGGTGTGCTTGGGGCATTGCTTGCTTCAACAGATGCAATTGATAAAAAGTGGCAAAGCATTCTTGATAAGTTGGCAGCATACAACAAGACTCCAGTTAGTGTAACTACTGCACAATCAAATGTTGTTGCTACGGCCACAGCAGATGAAAAAAAGGTTGTTGAAGAAAAGAAAGCAATTATTGATGCAGCAATAGTAGCAATGGACAAAGTCATTCAAGGAAAAGATGATGGAGATAGTTCTTCGCTTGGTTTTTATAATTCTTTAGGCTCAGATGGAGAAAAGGGAAGAACTGCAGCACAAAACGCTGCAGCAGATGCAGCAGCAAAAGCACAGGCTGCAGCAGCACAGGCTGCAGCAGATGCCAAAGCAGCAGCCGCAAATGCAACAAAGTTGCTAACTAGTGGTGGAGGATTCTTTAGACTTTCTGAAGGCAGAATGTCTATGGGTGGACTTGTTCCTAAGTATTTTTCAGCAGGTGGATTTGCAAAAGGTACAGATACAGTACCAGCAATGCTAACCCCTGGAGAATTTGTAATGAGCAAGTATGCTGTAGATGCACATGGTATTGATACAATGAAGTCAATGAATAATGGACAATCAGTTGGTGGGGCAGTGTATAATAATACATATACCTTAACAGTTAATGCTAAGACCGATGCAAATCCAAACGATATTGCACAAGCAGTAATGTCAACCATAAAGAGGGTTGACGATAGAAGAATTAGAGGGGTGTCATTAAATGGTCGATGAAGTCATAGATCCTAGGGTAGCCTATATGCGGGGTCGTAAAAAATATAGAAGACCAAGTGGTATGCTGTGGTCAGAAAACACTGGCACCCTACAAAATGGACTTTATGTCCCTAATGGTTATGAAATTGGGGCAGACCCAGAAGGAATTGAAGATACAGACTTAGTAGATCAGTTCTTGCTAATTACTGATGACAATAGACAGACCCTACAGTTTAAAAATGAAAGAATAGAAAAAAGAGAAAGAATGATTAATGGTCGAATGAGATCTTACCATATCGCTGACAAACTTACTCTAAGCACCAGTTGGTCATTGATTCCATCTAGATCTCATGATAATGTTCCAACATTTAATACAGTAACTGGCTTGTCTCCAAATAAGTCATACACAACAGATGGTGGAGCAGGTGGTGCTGACATGCTTGAATGGTATGACGCACACAAAGGATCTTTTTGGGTATTTCTTGCTTATGACAGAAAGGGTATATTTAAAGGAACTCCAGACCCTTATGATCATCTTCAGCAATACAACCAGTTAATTGAGATGTTCATTAGCGACTTTTCCTACTCTGTTGAAAAACGAGGAAGCAAGTTTGATTACTGGAATGTATCAGTAACCTTGGAAGAAGTATAATGTTTGAAGACAAAGATTTAAAAGCATTTTTAGAGAGTGCTGATACTGTTAGAAATAAGTCGGCAGTTATCGCAGAACTAAATATGAATAGAACAAACAATATTAAGCATATTGGAAACTATAGGTATAGACCAACACAGCCAGCGTCTATATATTCTTCTTTGCCAACAAGTTTTGATATTAATGATGCTGGAAATTTTTATACAGGAGCAACCGATGCAGATGTTTTGATTGATGGCACCTTTGAAAATGACAATACTCCAACTACATTTTTGACTAAAAAAGAAAAAACACAGACGCTATATTCTTTAGAGAGTTGTTTTGAAAGATTTAGACCAAGGTCTGGAATAAACAAGGCAGTGTATTTTGAAAATGGAAAACTTCATTATCCTAATATGTTTATGGCAGATAGGCCCAGATATTATATGCCAGAAAAAAAAGACAAGTTTAAATACTGGACATCATACAGAACAGAGTCTGGTCAGGAATATGGAATTTCTTCAAAAATAACTGGTCTTCAAAACTCTATTGAAGATGCTTGTCCCTTTGTAGTATATAAAGATCAGGTACCAACAAACCGAGTTGTAGTTAAAATGCAAACTCATACGGGCACTCAAGATCTAGGACCATTCTCATCTTCAACAGGGTCATTTGTTGATCCATTTTACGGAGAAGTAAATCAAAAGGTTCCAAGCAGATGGAAGATTCAATTTTTAAAAGAAGGAAACTGGCAAGACATTATTTCTTTTGATCCATCAAAAAGAAGAAAAGATGGTTCTGCAATTATTAAAAGCGATGGGTACGTTGAAATTGCGTATGGGTTTATAGTTCCATCCGAATGGGTAGACACATTTGTATTTGCAGAGGTATATTCAAGCGAGACCCTACTTCCTGAGCAATCAGTAACTGGATATGCATATCTCATTAAAGAAAATGAAAATGATATAGGAAAGTACCACATATGGAATGGAACTGACTATACTATACTAACTCCAAAGTATGGATGGTATGTTCAGGATGAAACTGTTGACAGACTAACCAATTTCCTTACAGACGCAACATCTCCAAATCAGTTTGTTAACTCTCTAAATAATAAGGTTCAGTACAGAGAGTTTGAGTATATTTCTGGAATTAGAATTGTTGTAGATTCAATGACCTCAAAAGATTCTACCTTTGATCTTATTGAAATGTCTCCAAGGCTCGTTATGAATCTTTCTGACAAGGTTATAAGTTATTCAATAAATAAGAGTGCCTCTGACTTGGGTCTAAGTGGTCTGCCAGTTGGCCAACTAGTAGCATCAAATGGAAGCGTTAGTATTTTTGATCACGACCAAGCGTTTAATGATAACAACCCATTAAGCATTATAGCAAAGTATGTAGACAGTCACGTACAGTTTAAGTTTTATGAAATTATTATAAATGTTAAAGGTTGGGATTACTGGGTTCCAATGAAGACATTATACTCAGACTCATTTCCAAAAGCAGACTTAGAGAATAAAAAAATCTCAATAACACTAAGAGACATGTACTGGTATTTAGAATCCCTTACCGCACCAGAAATATTAATGACAGAAGTTTCTGTTAGTTCTGCAGTATCCCTTTTGTTAGACAGCATTGGCTTTTCTAATTATACCTTTAGAAGAATTTTAAATGAAAAAGAAATGATCATGCCATTCTTTTTTGTTGCCCCAGACAAAAGCGTTGCACAAGTACTACAAGATTTAGCGGTATCAACACAAACAGCAATGTTCTTTGACGAATACAACAACTTTGTTATGATGAGTAAAGACTATATCATGCCAACTAAAGAACAAAGACCGACTACCTTTGCGCTTAAGGGAACCAATGATCTATATCAAGAAAATGAAATTAAAAACAAAACGGCAGATGAGTCTAAACTTGCAAATGTTATTTCAGTCTCAAACGAAACGAATGCTATTTACAATGGGGGATCCATAAACTACACTGTAAGACATATCCAAAGATCTATTGGTACACTAAGACAAGCAAGCCTATTGGAAGATGAAAGAATGTATGCCTACAAGCCAGCACTCCTCTGGGAAGTCTCTGGTACTGAAAATACAAAGTCAATAAACAATGAAGTTGGAACACAGTCTTCATATGTCCTTGCTGCCATACCTTTAAACTCTAACCTATCAGATAAGGTGCCAGAAGTAAAAAACGGTATCATAATCAATAACACATTTAGCCTAGGAGAAGCAGTGTACTGGATCACAAGATACGGTGGATACTTCTACTCTAGTGGAGAAGTAATAAAATATGATGCAGTTCAATATAATGTTAGTGGGTTTGGCAATGTTTGGATATCGTCCGTCGAAGAGTATCAGAACTATTTCTCTAAGTTGCCATTTAACGGAAAGATTTATCCTACTGGCCTTGTAAGAATTTACTCTGTTCCTAATTACTTTGAGCAAGAGGGAGTCATCAAACTTAAGAATGGTCCAGTAGCAAAGCATGGTCGTGGTCAGTTTGGAACAACAGTTGTAGAACATTCTGCTGGAATATCAGATTACTGGAAATCTGATGACAATGTAAAAGGCTGTTCAATGGCCTCAGAATATTTGTTTGAAACAAAAACTGATTCTCCAGTAACCACTGTTGCATCAGCAGGAAAGACATTGATTACTGGCATTTCATCAGATGCCTTAGCAAGAACTTCAACAAGAACAGGACTTATCAAAAATTTCTTATCAACTTCTCTAACAGGAGAAATAACCACAAAGACTCAACAAGTTCCTGGCTCTGTGCAGTCATCAGCATTCTCTTTAACTGGTCCAAACTTTACAACAAAAGATAAGCCAAGAGATTTTATATCTTATGTTCACAAGCCTCTAACAGATAAAAAATACAAGCACTTTGGTACAAGAGTTAGACTAATTGGTAAAATAGAAAACAATCAAGACAGAGGTCAGACTGCCAATGGCGCAGCAGCATACTATGTTGTAAATGGATCTACACCAGACAAGAATGTTACAATCTCTGGAGGTTCTGCTGGAATAGCAGTAATGCTAAATCCAACCACAAATGTAGGGTATTACTTTGAAATTGCAGCACTTGGTTTGAACAAGTTGTCAGAAAGAGAAAAACAAAATGTTCAAAATGTTTTATTCTATAAGGTTAAGTCTGATGCTGGTAAAGCAATTCCAGTTCCCCTATACAAGGGTCTGGCTAAAATTATTGTAGATGATGGTAGGTTTACTGGACAGTCAAGAATGTTTGCTGAAGAAAATCCGACGGTATATGATTTAGCAGTTGAGTATGAGAACATAGGAAAGATAAGAAGATTCTACCTATACATAAACGGAACAATGGTAAAGACAGTAGATGACACAGACCCATTACCAGAGTATTCAAATATTGCTCTATTTACTAGAGGATCTTCAAGAGCGATGTTCGAAAATGTTTATGCATTGTGCAATAACTATTCTCAAAACACATCCTTTTCTTTAGGAACTGTTGTTAATTCTATTTTTGCTGATTCTGATATTGATGCAAGTAACTCTTTTAGAAAGTATGCTCTCAGTGGCCTGATACAAAATACCTACCTTACTGGAATTGGATCTTCGGAACCACCAAAGTACAATATTTATTTTGAAGAGTTTGGAAGCATAATGAGAGAGGTGGCAGAATTTAGTTTTAGGTATGACAAGGCATTCCCAGCACTTTCTGCAAAAATTTCTCCCACATTTAATAGTATAAAAGGTTTTGTTGTTTCTGGCTTTAGGGCAGGTTCTTATGGTGCAGAATTCTTAGTCTTTAATGCAACAGATACTGCTCTTAGTCTAGACGAGACCAGTGGAAATTATTTAAGAATTCAGGGAATTACTTTTACTCAGCAATCAAATAACACTCTAACAGTCGATCAATATTTTAGCAAGAATAGCCTTCTGTCAGATCCAAAATTTGTTGCAGATAAATTAATTTCAAATCCTTTTAAATTTAAACTAGACTATGAGGATATAAAGTTTAGTAGAATGCAGCATGGTAAAAAAGATTTTTCTTTAGACGCTGCCTACATTCAGTCACAAGATGAGGCATCAGAACTAATGAAATGGATTGTTACAAAAATATCAAAACCAAGAAAGGCTTTGGGAGTTAAAATATTCTCTATTCCAACAATTCAACTTGGAGATATCGTAAGTTTAGATTATAAAGAAAATGGAATAGACATTGCAGCAAACTCATCTAATAGGTTTGTTGTATATAACATTGATTTTTCAAGAAGTTCTAATGGTCCAGAAATGCAATTATTTTTAAGTGAGGTAATCTAATGTCAGATACAAGCATATCAGCAACAGCAGGAATTCCAAATCCAGTCAATACAAATGCATCTGACGCTGTAAAAATAGCAACACCAGACTTACTTATATTTGGAGAACAGGTTGTTGCCATTGAAATAATGACAGACCTTATATTTGAAGACATAGGTGGTTTTGAACTTGCAACAATATCTAGACAAGATTTGGTAAATGGTCAAACAGTAATCTACGCACCAATTAAAAATTTAACAGACCTTTACTTACAGTATAACCCAAACAATGTTTTAAGGCTTCAGTCCGCTGATTCATTTTTTAATTCGTTGGCTATATCTCTTTTCAACTATCTTCCAAGATATGGAAACGGATATGACCTAGTTGGAACTAATCCAGACTTGACAAAAAGGGTAAAAGTTTATAATGGAAAGTCTATATATATAGATCCAATAAGCGGAGACCTTGTAATTAATCTAATAAATACAAAAAAGGATGAGCAGGTAGAGGTTGAAATATTAACTGCTGGAGGTACTTTTGATGATACAATATACTAAGGGAGCAATCAATGATAACTAATGTAGGTAAAAATATTTTGGCAAAGTACCTTGTTGGACAGACCACATCTTATGCATCCCACATTGCAATAGGCTGTGGAACAAAGCCAGTGGCCTCTGACTATGTTTTTAATAATTCTGAATTATCTGCTATAAAAGATAAAGAGTCTTTGGAATTTGAAATGATACGAATGCCCATTATTTCTAGAGGTTTTGTTGATGAGGATGGCCTTTCAAAGGTTGTGCTAACCGCAGAACTTCCAACACAAGAAAGATATGAAATTACTGAAGTAGGAATATTTTCAGCAGCATCAAATCCAATAGCAGGAGCATTTGATAGTAAAATTGTTTATTCTTTTTCAGATACAGATAACTGGAGATACAGTATTGATGGAGCATCTCCTGCCAATATTTTTTCAGAGTATGGACCATTAGATGGAGAAAATAATGATGGAGTTATAAATCAGACACCAAAAGTTTTTTCAACAAACGCAGACAACAGAATTTTTACAAATGAGTATAGGGTTAATAGAAATGAAAGATGTAGATTTTTAAATAATATTATTGCAATGAGAGGTGACACATCAACTCTTTCCTATAATTCACAGAGCAGTATGGTTGGAACAACTGGATCAGACTATATCGTATTAGATCCAACATCTATAGATTTTACAAAAAATAGTCCGCTGGACGAACTTAAACTTGCATTCTCTGTTATAAACAAACTTCCTGGAACAAGCCTAAGTCCTGCAAATGTTCCAGATAATGTTAAAATACTTTTAGAATTTTCTCATACTACCAACTCTACTACTCAGTATGCAAAATTTGCAATTAATATTGATGATACGGGATACGAAAATGGAACGTCAGAATATACTCATGATTTTGAAAACAATAGATACATTGTAGTAAGTAGAACATTTCAAGAGTTAGATAAAAGTTTGGGATTTAGTTGGGCTGAAGTTACTACTGCAAAAATTTATACTACTATAACTAAAGATAATTTACCATCTAATTCTTTTTATGTTTGTCTTGATGCTTTAAGACTTGAAAATAATACAGCAACAAACTCTTTGTACGGATTAACAGGATATTCTGTAATTAAAAATATTCAGTCTAGACCAATTATAAAATCAGCAAACACTACAAACTATATAGAGTTTAGATTTTCATTGGATGTTTAATTATGACAATTACACCAGATCCTGGAATTAAAAATGTTGTTATTAAAAAAGAACTATTAGGAAAAGTAACAGAAAATAACAAAACTGTTTTAAGATTTAGGATAGTTGCAGAAGATAAAAATAGAAAGTCTTCTTATTCTCCAATAGTTTTTACTTCATCGGCACCAGTTGATCCTGGCACTGGGGATATAAGACAACTAGGAAATACTTTAATCCTTAGTTGGTCACCTGCAAATGTTTCTACACAAACACTATATGATGTTTTTGTAGGTTTCGGTTCCTCTACTCCAACCTATAAAGCAACAACTGGATCAACTAATTATTCATTTTTAAAAACTGGAACAACTTCAGTTAGGGCCATTGTGCAAGTATCTTCAATTAACCCGACACTAAATGAAGACTTAGAGATTTACGATTCTGGGACTTTTGGTCTGGTATAATTAAGTATGGCAATTTTACCACTACCAGAGCGAGGGCAACCATTAGACGTAACCTACATTTATCAGATTGTTAAGGCTATTAATGATCTATCAACTCAGGCTTCTACATCTGTAAATAAGTATGTCACAGTTGACACCCCAAATGCAGGAAAGCAGAGCGTCAAGACTTCGGAGGCAAGAGTTATTGGCGGTTATGTTAGAATTACAAATGGTGAAAGCCAGACTGCTGGATCATCTCGCACATTTTCTTATTCTTTTCCAACTGAGTTTAAGTTTATTCCAATTGTAACGGCAACCCCTGTAAGTATTGGAACTTCTTCTGATGCTGGAAAAGATGTTGTAGTTACTCTTTCTAGCGTAACTACCTCAAGCATAGAGGGTTCAGTAAAGTTTAATATTGGCGGAATAACAAGTGTTGGAATTAACCTTATTGCGGTAGGCATACCCAACTGATGATTTTTTGTAAAAAATGCAAAGGAAGAATGTTTCTGGATAGACAATACACAGAAATAAATAATTTAGAAATGTACTGTATGTCTTGTGGGGCACGATCATTTTTTCATCCACCAAACAATTCTCAGGAGGGCCGATGGCTATTAAAAAGGGAACAATTGAGAGCGAAGGCTACAATGTCCTCCCTGTAATTGCAGGGAATAAAAAGGTTTGGTTTTTAAATAAAGATCTTGTTAGAGTTCACCACTTAAACAAATCTAATGGAATAATGTCTGTTTATAATATTACAAAAGATCAAATTGAAAGTTGTTTAGTTAGTGATTTTAAAAGTAAAAGAGAGAGAGCCTACACAGTAGGTCAGACTGCTGATTTAGTTAATCGTCATAAAAAATATATGCCATCACTAATGAAACGAGGAGTCATTCCATTTCCAACGGGATCTCAAAAGGGTGGAGCAAGAGGGTTTCAAGTAAGATCATATTACTCAGAATCACAAGTAAGAGAGATACGTGATATACTTGCTTCATACCATATTGGTAGACCAAGAAAAGATAAATTAATTACTAATGATATTACGCCTAGCAAGCAAGAGTTGACACGTAGAATGGGCGATGGTATACTTACATATAGAAGAACAGAAGACGGACAGTTTGTTCCAATTTGGAGCGAGTCTATTTAACGAAGGGTATAAAATGGAAAACGAAGACACAAAGGTATCTGTTACACTTGGATACACACTTAACCTTGGAAACTTTCAATCACTAAGACTTGATCTTGGTATTGTAGATTCAAGACGTAATGGAGAAACTCCAGATCAAGCATTTGAGCGAGTCTACAAGTTTGTTGAAGATAAATTAACTGCTAAGATTTTAGAAGCACAATCCGAGGCTGAAGAAAAGTAATGGCCGAACGCAAAGACCGTATGGCTTTGCTTTCAAGATACAGCAAGTATCATACCGCAAGGTACGAATCAAAGCCATCTCTAAACCTTAATGTAGAACAGTGGGCATCTGATGCTCTTGTTGAGTCATACACATTGCCAGGATGCTACGAAATACTTGAGTATTACTTTGCTGTTTCAGAAACCCCATCATGGAATTACTTTGCATACAATGCAGAAAAAATATTACAGGCAAAAAAGGATAGATTAAAAGATAGCCAAGAAAGAGCAGAGCGTAGAAGACTGGCAAAGGAGTGGTTAAGTGAATAACACAGAAGCAAAACTACTTACGGCTGTTCTGAAAGATAAGCAGATCCATGTTCTTCTTCAAGCAAATGTTGACAACCTTCTAAGAACTCACGGAGACATTTGGAACTTTGTAAGACTGTATTTTGAGAATAACTCAGTACTTCCTCCAGTAGAACTAGTTACTGAAAAGTTTAGAGACTTTGAGCCAGTCGCTGGCATTGGTGCAACAAAGCATCATCTTGAAGAACTTCAGGGAGAATACTTAACAGATAGCCTTAAAGATATTATTAGATCAGCAGCATCTGAGATTCAGAATAATAATGGAACTGCTGCTCTCAACGAACTTATTACAAAAACCTCAGAACTAAAAAAGAACACTGCTGCTATTCGTGATATTGATGTTACAGACCTAGAGTCTGCTATTGCTTACTTTGAAAATGTAAAGAAGCAACAAGCCCTAGGACATGTCGGCATCAAGACTGGATTGCCAGGATTTGATAACTACTTGCCGTCTGGAATTATGCCAGGGCAGTTAGGAGTCTTCTTAGCATACCCAGGTATAGGAAAGTCATGGTTAGCCCTGTACTTCGCTGTACAGGCCTGGAAACAGGGTAAGACACCACTTGTAATTTCTCTTGAGATGTCTGAGACAGAAGTTCGTAACCGTGTATTTACTATCATGGGTGAGGGCCGTTGGTCTCATAGAAAGATCAGTAATGGCGAGATTGAAATTGACATGCTCAAGGAATGGCATGCAAAGAATCTTCAAGGCAAGCCAGAGTTTCATATTATTTCAAATGATCAGGGTGGAGAGATTAACCCATCAGTTCTTCGTGGAAAGATTGATCAGTATAATCCAGACTTTGTAATCGTTGACTACCTTCAGTTAATGGCTCCTAATCAGAAGTCAGATAACGAAACGGTACGAATGAAGAACCTTTCAAGAGAACTTAAACTAATGGCCATTGGTGAAGAAGTGCCTATTATTGCTATCTCATCTGCCACACCAGATGATGTTAACGACCTATCATCAGTTCCTACATTGGGTCAAACGGCATGGTCAAGACAGATTGCTTATGATGCTGACTGGGTATTAGCCCTTGGTCGTGGTACTAATAGCGATATTATTGAGTGTGCCTTTAGAAAGAACCGTAATGGTTTTATGGGAGACTTCCTTGTTCAATGCGATTTTGACAAGGGCTATTACAGATATAAAGACTTTGAAGATAAGTAGTTATAATATGGTATGTCAAAAGAGGAGAGCATGCCATATGCTTCATATCATCATAAGCCCATCAAGATGTTCTATCTTAATGGAGTAATTCATGATGATTCAATGATTGGAAGGCTCAGAGAAGAGTACATAAGGTTATTGGCAACAGAAATGAAACTTAGTGGATATGTTAGAAGGCTTGATCTTGACCCAGATTTCACTATAAGGTATAATGAATTAAAGAACTTTTTTGAATTTGAACTATCACTACAGGCAGTCTACGCAGGGAAAAGGAAAAGCGAATGGATAGCAGGAATAGACGGAACCAATCTAATACCTATTCTGCAGAGCAAGTCAAGCGAGTCCTTACAGGATCGGGTGTTACCGTAGAGTCTGAACTTGATGCAGACTTTATGATATTTTGTCCATTTCACAATAATCACAGAACACCAGCAGGAGAAGTACAAAAAGATAGTGGCATGTTCTTTTGTTTTTCTTGTCAAAAGTCTGCAGACCTTATAGAACTTGTTATGCACACATCTGGAAGAACATACTTTGAGTCTGCTAGATTTATTAAGAGTAAAGAGAAATTAACTAATCTTACTACAGAAATTGATAAGGCACTTGTAAAAGAAGAACAATATAAAACATTTGACGAATTAATTATTAAAAGATTGCATAATAATTTAGTTGCTTCAGAAAGAGCAAGAAATTATTTTACATATAGAAAAATTGAAAAGCCTTCTTGCATAAAGTTCTCATTAGGATATTCAGAGAAGCAAGACATGGTAACCGTTCCAGTACACAGCCCAGACGGAATACCTCTAGGCTTTGTCGGCAGATCTGTTGAAGGAAAAGATTTTAAAAATACTCCAGGTCTTCCAAAAAGCAAAACACTCTTTAACTTGCACAGAGTTAAGAAATCTGATAGAGTATACGTAGTGGAGTCATCCTTTGATGCTATTAGGCTTGATCAGGTAGGACTACCAGCAGTTGCAACTCTTGGCGCAAACGTGTCAAGCACACAAATAGAATTGCTTCAAAAGTATTTCAATAACATTATTGTTATTGCTGATAACGATGAAGCAGGAGGAAACATGAAAGATAGGATAGTTGAAAAACTTTCTACTCGTGTTTCTGTTATTAAACTAAACACAAAATATAAAGACATTGGGGATATGCCAGACGAAGAACTTAAGAAATTAGAGTTCCAGTTTGACAAATCAATATCTCTTATGCTAAACTAATACAAACACACAAAGGAGAAATAATATGAGCATTGTAAAGGGAATCAAGAACATCAACGCCCTGCTCGACAGACCAAAGTACGAAAACGACGGGCCAAAAGTAAAGTGGCTTAAACTTGCAGACGGTCAGTCTGTAAAGATCCGATTCATTGAAGAACTTGATGAGGACTCTGCAAACTATGCAGAAAAGCGTGGACTAGCACTTGTTGTTAAGGAGCACGTAAATCCAAAGGACTACAAGCGTAAGGCTGTAGACACAATGGAATCAGAAGGCCGTGACTGGGCAGAAGAGATGCACCGCAAAGATCCAAAGGCTGGCTGGCGTGGTCGTCTTCGTTTCTATTGCAACGTCCTAGTTGACGATGGAATCGAAGCACCATATGTTGCAATCTGGTCAATGGGTATCAGCAAGCAATCATCATTCAACACAATTCGTGAGTATGCACTTGAAACAGGAAGCATCTCAAATGTACTGTGGAAGTTAAAGCGTAATGGTCAGGGAACTGAAACCAATTACACACTTATTCCATCAGCACCAGATAAGGAGCCATTCGATTGGAAAGATATCGAACCTTATCCTTTGGAGTCAGCACTAAAGAAGATTCCATACGCAGAACAAGAAGCGTTCTATTTGGGCTTTGACGGTCCATCTGCCACTTCAGCAACTAACGCTGATTGGTAATATGAACTACGTCGGCTTACATGTCCATACCCATTTTAGTTTGTTTGATGGGATTGCTACTCCAGAAGAATACGTTGACCGTGCAGTTGAGTTAGGGATGCCAGCAATTGCCATCACTGACCACGGTACTTTATCTGGGCATAGGGAACTGCACCGTATTGCAAAAGCAAAGGGCATTAAGCCAATTCTAGGTCTAGAAGGATATATGTGTGCAGACATATCTGATACACGAGATAAGTCTGAAAGAGAAGGTCAACAAGATCTTGTCTATAATCACATTATCCTTCTAGCCAAGAATCAAATTGGTTTGGAAAATCTAAACAAGATCAGTGAGTTATCTTGGACAGATGGTTTCTTTAAGAAGCCACGATTTGATTTTACTATTTTGGAAAAATATAAAGAAGGAATTATCGTAACCTCTGCATGCCCAAGCAGCGTACTTGTAAAAGCATTAGAAGAAGAAGAGTTTGCTCTTGCCAAGAAGTATATCTCTTGGTTCAAAGAACGCTTTGAGGATGACTACTATATTGAAGTCATGCCTCACAACGAAGCACACATCAATAAGTATTTGATTGAACTTGCAGATGAGTTTGGAATTAAAGTTGTTGTGACACCAGACTGTCACCATGTTGATTCGTCACAAAAAGAAGTTCAAGAGTTTAAGTTACTTATGAACACCCACGGCAAGTTTGTAAAAGATGCAACATATGAGAAGTCAAAGAAAAAAGGCAACATGATGAAACGCCTTGACTACCTATATGGCGAAGATCGTCAGATAACATTTAATAAGTTTGATATCCACCTGCTATCTTACGAAGAGATTAAGGCAGCCATGGAATCGCAGGGTATTGATAGACCTGACATATACTCAAACACAATCTTATTAGCAGAGACAGTAGGAGACTATGGCATTCAAGAAGGTCTAAACCTTCTACCAGTACAGTACAAGAGCCCAGACAAAGAACTTGCCAAGGTTGCATTAGAAGGTTTGGTAGAGCGTGGTTTGTCAGAAAACCAAGAGTATCTTGATAGGCTTGATGAAGAGTTAAAGATTATTAAAGATAAGAAGTTTGCTCCATACTTCCTTGTTGTAAGTAACATGATCAACTGGGCAAAGAAGGAAGAGATTATGGTAGGTCCAGGTCGTGGTTCTTCTGCTGGTTCTCTTGTTTGCTATGCACTAAAGATTACAGACATTGATCCTATTGAGCACAATCTTTTGTTCTTCCGTTTTATTAATCCAGAGCGTAATGACTTTCCAGATATTGATACAGATATTCAGGATACTCGTCGTGAAGAAGTAAAAGACTATCTTGTTAGACAGTATCGACATGTTGCATCTATTGCTACCTTCCTTGAGTTTACGGGCAAGGGAATTGTTAGAGATGTTTCACGAGTACTAAACATTCCTCTATCGGATGTAAACAAGGTTTTAAAAACTGTAGACTCTTGGGATGATTTCTGTACATCAAAATCAACATATGAGTTTCGTGAGAAGTATCCAGAGGTAGAGGTTTACGGAGAACAACTTCGTGGTCGCATTCGTGGAACAGGTATTCACGCTGCGGGTGTTGTTACTGCAAAAGAACCAATCTTTAGATACGCACCACTTGAGACAAGATCATCTACTGGCTCTGATGAAAGAATACCAGTGGTTGGTGTTGATATGGAAGAAGCAGAGAGAATTGGTCTAATCAAGATCGATGCTTTGGGTCTTAAGACTTTGTCTGTTCTTAAGAACACTATTGATATTATTAAAGAACGAGATGGCAAGAAAATTGATCTTCTTAAGATCAAGATGGATGATGCAAATGTTTATCAGATGCTATCAGACGGATATACAAAGGGTGTATTCCAATGCGAAGCAGCACCATACACAAACCTTCTTGTTAAGATGGGTGTAAAGAATCTAAATGAACTTGCAGCATCTAATGCACTTGTTCGTCCAGGTGCAATGAACACTATTGGAAAAGACTATGTTGATCGCAAGCATGGTCGTCAAAACATTTCTTATACACACCAAGTGCTAAAACAGTTTACGGAGGACACCTATGGCTGTATTCTTTACCAGGAACAAGTTATGCAAGCATGCGTACACCTTGGCGGTATGTCCATGTCGGAAGCAGATAAAGTTAGAAAGATCATTGGAAAGAAAAAGGATGCTAAAGAATTTGATCAGTTTAAAGAGAAGTTCGTAGAGGGTGCATCAAAGTTTATTGCTCCCAACGCTGCTCGTGATCTATGGCATGACTTTGAGGCTCACGCAGGGTACTCGTTCAATAAGTCTCACGCAGTAGCATACTCAACGTTATCCTATTGGACAGCATGGCTAAAGTATTATTACCCACTTGAGTTTATGTACTCAGTGCTAAAGAATGAAAAGGACAAAGATGCAAGAACTGAATACCTTATTGAAGCAAAAAGAATGGGCATTAGCGTTAAGTTACCTCACATTAACGATTCGGATATTGATTTTAAAATTGAGGGTAAAGGTATTAGGTTTGGACTCAGTGCTATCAAGTTCATATCTGACAAAATTGGTGAACGATACATATCAGCACGACCATTTAATTCGTACAAAGAACTTGAGGAGTTTACATTTACCAAGGGTAACGGAGTAAACAGTCGTGCACTCCAAGCACTAAGAGCAATTGGTGCTGCAACCTTTAATGATAATCCTAGAAATGATCAAGAAATTAAAGAAAACTTATACGAGTACTTAAACCTTCCAGAGTTTAATATTACTATTCCTTCTCATTACTATGCATTCATTCAGGACATTGTTGACTTTGAAGAAAAAGGATCATACATTTTTATGGGTATGGTAAAATCAATTAAACGAGGAACAGGATGGTCACGAGTTGAAGTTTTGGACAAAACTGGCAGTGTCGGTATATTTGACGATGAAAATACAACTATTGAGACAGGTCGCTCTTATCTTATCTTGTGTAATGATAACAGGATTGTTTCTTTCATACCTTCAGATGAGATAAAAGAATCATCTCATGCCCTTGTTAAGTTCTTAAGTTATAAACAATTGCCATATAAGGATGAAGAAATGTTTGTTGTATCGTTTAAGCCTAGAATCACAAAGGCTGGAAAGAAGATGGCATCTCTTACACTTGCAGATACAAGTAGAGACTTGCATTCTATTACAGTTTTCCCTACATCTTTTGCAAAGGCATACATGCATATCGAAGAAGGAAAGTCATACAAGTTTGATTTTGGCAAGACTAAAGACGGAACCGTAACATTGGAGGATGTACATGTCAGTTAGTATAGAAGAGGCGTTAGCACAACTTGATCCTAAGTTAAGAAAAAGATTAGGTAGCGGAGTTGGGATTAACTATGAGTACCAACCTACACCTAGTTTTGGTTTAAACCGTGCTCTTGGTGGTGGTCTCCCATATGGCAGACAAGTTCTTATCTGGGGATCAAAGTCGTCTGCAAAGTCTTCTATGTGCCTTCAGATGATTGCTCTAGCACAAGCAGAAGGAAAACTGTGTGCTTGGATTGATTCAGAAATGTCATACTCAGAAGACTGGGCTAGAACTTTGGGGGTAGATCCAGAAAAATTAATATATTCACAAGCAAGAACTATTAGTGACATGGTAGATGTTGGTGTTGGCTTAATGAATGCTGGAGTTGATTTAATTGTGGTAGACTCTATTACATCAATGCTTCCTGCAATTTATTTTGAGAAGGACACAGATGAAATGAAGGCTTTGGAAAACACAAAGCAGATTGGAGCAGAATCCCGTGACTTTAGTAACGCATGGAAAATGCTTAACTATGCAAACAATAAAGTTAAGCCAACTTTGCTTGTTCTCATTTCTCAGTCTCGTAATAATATTAATGCTATGTATACTAGCCAGCAGCCTTCTGGTGGCCAGGCTACTAAGTTTTATTCCTCATGTATTGTTAAACTCTTTTCTTCAGAGTCAGACAATCAAGCAATTAAAGGCAAAATCAAGGTAGGAGATAAATTAATTGAAGAAAAAATTGGTAGAACGATTAAGTGGGAACTCCAGTTCTCAAAAACCTCCCCAGGGTTTCAATCTGGCGAGTATGATTTTTATTTTAGAGGTGACGATATTGGTCTTGACACCATCGGTGATCTTGTTACTACTGCTGAACTAAACGGCATTGTAGAACGCACAGGTGCTTGGTACATCCTTCCAGACGGCTCAAAAGTCCAGGGTAAAGAGGCATTTGTTAATCGTGTAAGAGAGGATCTTGACTTGCAAGAATCAATCAAGGCGAAACTAAATGCCTAGTTTTACTGTGTACTATGGAAAGTTTATATGTCATGAATGCAAAACAGAAGTAAAATCTCTTAGACTTTATGCTGAGACAAAGACAATGACTTGGATGTGTCCATCAAAACATTTAAGCACAGTTAAGTTTGGCAAACAGAAATACAAGGGCAATGACAGAGAAGAGTGAGTCTAAGAGAATAGGTGCCAAGCAGCACAAAAACTCTGGACGCAACACTCAAAAGGGAGATGCTTCCTGGAAAAACTTTGTTGTAGATTTTAAAGAGGTAGGGAAATCCTTTACTTTAAATAAAGAGGTTTGGGCTAAGGCCACAACTGATGCAATAAAGAACGGAAAAGATCCAGCAATTGTGGTAGTTATTGGCGAGGGTAACTCAAAGGTTAGACTTGCCATAATCGAGATGAGCATTTTAGAACAACTTTCAGAGGATGGTGTATAATAGTATTATGAACACAGGACACGAACCAAAAATAAAAGTAGTACCAAGAATTATTAAAGACTTTTTTACTGCTGAAGAAGTAGAAGTTTTGCAGGCAATAATAAAGTATCAAAAGAATGCTAAAGATTTGAGTGAGTTCTATGCACCAATGTTGCTGCCTGAACTATCAAGAATGCAGATAGAAGTAATGTATCCAGAACACATACGAAGAAAACTTGAAAAATTTGCTTCAGATATAGTTGGAGAAGAAGTATTTATGTACCATAACAGTTACCTAAGTTATAACAAAGAACATAACTCCACTTCAAATCCAAAATTACCAGTACACTATGATTCAGACAATTATTTTTCTAAACTTACAATGGACTATCAGTTAGGTGCTAATCTTGATTGGCCGATAGTCATTGAAGATGAAAGTTTTAATCTTCAGTACGGAGATCTTCTTATATTCTGGGGTGCTGGTCAGGTACACTGGAGAGAACCCGTATTGTTTAAAGAAGGAGATAATACCGAAGTTTTGACAATGCATTTTTCAACAAAAAAAGATTTTGAAGAATTAAACTTTCCTGCTCGTGATCCAGAAAAAAGAAAAGAAAGACTAGCAGGTTGGCAGGCAGATCCAGTATTTGCACAATATAATAAAAATTTCTTTGAAAAAGAGGCTGCACTTTTAAACCTAAAAGTTATTGGAAAAGGACAATAAATGCAAAATGAAGTTACTACAATAGATATGGTCAATGGTCTTTCAGAAATTGCAGACTACATGGAAGATGAAGAATTAACTACAGCACTTACTTTTATTGCTAAGATCATTATTAAGCCAGACATTCCTCTTAATGTGGCTACAGTAGAAATAGTAAGACTTCAAGCAATAGCAGCAAAGATGGCTTTTAAGGCAACTTGGATGGCTAATGTTGATAAGTCAGATCGTGGTAAGAAGAATCTTTATTACACAGCAGCAGAATCAATTAACAATCTTGTTTCTGCGCTGAAGTACATAACCCGCTAACCCTACAATCTGCTATACTTATACTAACAGAAACGAGAAATAATGACAAAAAATTTGCTGCATACTGTAATGATAAAGCCAGAAGAAAAACCCATTCACCGTATGGATATAGCAGGGCTTGAAGCAAAGATTAAAGAAGGATATACGATTACCCGTGTAGACAAGCATACAACAAAGAAGACTTTTGCACCTTCTACTATTGCTTATGGACACGGAGAGTGTGCCAGATACTGGTATCTGGCCTTTGATGGTCAAATGTTTGAAGATAATGCAGATGCATACGCATCAGCAAATATGACTGCTGGCACTCTGTCACATGCAAGAATTCAAAATGCAATGCTAAATGCTGGTATTGTTAAGGTTTTTCGTGATGAAAATAATGAAGCAACAACAGAGTTTAAGATTATAAATGAAGATCCTCCTATCTTTGGTTATGGGGATGTCATGTTTAATTGGCAAGGAGAAGAACTCATTGGTGAAATTAAAACAATGATGAACGAAGGGTTTGAATATAGAAAAGCATCAGGAAAGGCCAAGACTGGTCACTTAATGCAATTACTTATCTATATGAAGATCTTAAAGAAACCAACAGGTGTCATGATTTATGAAAATAAAAACAATCATGAACTTCTTTTGATACCTGTAGATGTAAACGATCATTACCGTCGGTGGGTAGACCAGGCATTTGATTGGATGAGATTAGTTCGAAAGACATGGGAAGAAAGAACCCTGCCAAACAAAAACTATAGATCAAATTCCAAGATATGCAAGTCATGCCCAATTAAAAAAGCATGTGAGTCTGCGGGACCAGGCGTGTTAAAAATAGCACCCTTGGAGATTCTCGGTGAAGAATTGTAAGTTTTGCGATAAAAATTTTGAGCAGTCAGTATCTTATCAAATATACTGTTCTGCAGAATGTAGAGATTTGGCAACAAAAGAAAAAATTGCTGAAAGATATCTACATTCAAAAAGACAAAGAAGAATAGGAAAGACAAGGCTTTGCAAGTCTTGCTCTTTGCCTTTATCTATATATAACGACGATCCAATATGTTCCTCTTGTGCGGTAAATCCAGATGCAGTAAGTAAGGCAATTAAACAAATAAAAGGAAAAACAAATGGTAAAAAATAAATGGGGGCTAGAGTTAAAGCCACATACAATTTGCGCTATTGATGCTAGTACTAACAGTCTTGCTTTTGCTTTATTTGTTGGTGATAATCTTGGGGTAGTTGGCAAGATTAATTTTGAAGGAAGCAATACTTATGAAAAAGTTATGGATGCTGGTCAAAAAGTAAAAGCATTCTTTGACTACTATGGTGGATTTGAAGCAATAATTATTGAGCACACTGTATTCATGAATAGTCCAAAGACTGCTGCAGATCTCGCCTTGGTTCAAGGAGCAATATTGGGGGCTGCAGGTCAGTCTGGAACTAAAGTAATAGGAACTGTTTCCCCAATCACTTGGCAAAACTACATAGGAAATAAAAAAATATCAAAGGACGAACAGTTATTTATTAGGTCACAACATCCTGGTAAATCTGTCTCTTGGTATAAGACTTACGAAAGAAATCTTCGTAAAGAAAGAACTATAAAGTTTATTAATACAATCTATGATAGAACTATTACTGATAACGATGTTGCAGATGCTTGTGGTATTGGGCACTGGGCTATAAAAAATTGGGGTAAAGCAATTGGACTTGACAAGTAATATCATGTCTGCTAAACTATATACAAGTGAGACTTTTATGCGTAAAAGATACCTTATGGATAAAAAGACACCAGAAGAAATTGCAAAAGAATGTGGATGCTCATTAGAGACTATATATGTTTACCTTGCTAAATTTGGATTAAGGAAATCAAGACGATGAATAAATTTGAAAAAGCGTTAGTAGCACTTGCAGTAGTAGGCAGTGTTGGTTTTGCATTTGCTTTTGCTGCACTAAAAGGAATTCCAGAAACATTTGATTGGGAACTTGATGAAGAGGAATCTCATGAGTGATAACCTTAACATAACCGTTGACCAAGTAAATAATCCATTGCACTACACATCAGATCCATCTGGTATTGAGTGTATTGAGATTACTCGCCATCGCAATTTTAATATAGGCAATGCCTTCAAGTATTTATGGAGAGCAGGACTTAAAGATGAAGCAAAGACCATACAGGATCTTGAGAAAGCAATCTTTTACATCAAGGATGAAATTAATAGACTAGAGGGAAAATATGTCAACTGAAGATGATTTAGTTAAACACCTTGATCAAGTAAATCAAGTAGTAGAAGAATACCTAAAAGGTAATGACCCAACCGTAATCTCTAAGCAACTTTCAATACCAAGACAAAGAGTAGTAACTCTTATCAATGAGTGGAAAGTTATGGCATCTGCCAATGATGCTATCCGTGCTCGTGCTAAGGAAGCACTTGCTGCTGCAGACACACATTATAGCAAGTTGGTATCTCGTACATATGAAGTTATTGATGAAGCATCTATGACAAACAATCTTAGCGCAAAGACTGCTGCAATTAAACTTGTTATGGACATTGAGTCTAAGCGTATTGACATGCTACAAAAGGCTGGTCTGCTTGAGAACAAGGAACTTGCTGAAGAAATGATTGAGATTGAAAGACGACAAGAAGTTCTTGTTTTAATATTAAAAGACATTGCATCAGAATACCCACAAATTCGTGATGAGATTATGCGTAGACTATCTTCATTTGCAAAAGACAACGAGGTGATTACAGTTGTCCACGATGTTCAATGAGTTTCTTGAAGTACTTAAAGATAATCACTTTCAAGAAACACCAGTAGACGCAAAGACATTTGTTGAAGGTGAAGCATACCTTGGGCAGCCTGGACTCTCTGATATTCAGTACGACATTGTAGAGGCAATGAGCCAGATCTATCGCAAAGAAGATCTCATTGATATTATGGGAGAAGAAGAAGGCACAAGATACTTTGAAAAATATACAAAGAATGAAATTATCCTGCAACTTGGTAAGGGATCTGGAAAAGACTTCGTATCAACAGTAGCGTGTGCATATATCGTATACAAACTTTTATGTTTGAAGGACCCAGCAAAATACTTTGGTAAGCCAGCAGGAGATGCTATTGATTTAATTAACGTTGCTATTAACGCACAGCAGGCTAAGAATGTTTTCTTTAAAGGTTTTAAATCAAAGATTGAAAGATCTCCATGGTTTGCTGGAAAGTATTATGCAAAAGCAGACTCCGTTGAGTTTGATAAATCAATTACTGTTTACTCTGGTCACTCAGAAAGAGAATCACATGAGGGTTTAAACCTTCTTCTTGCAGTGCTTGATGAGATCTCTGGTTTTGCATCTGAGGTTGGAACAGGTAATGAGCAAGGAAAAACTGCTGAGAATATATACAAGGCTTTCCGTGGATCAGTTGACTCTCGTTTTCCAGACCTTGGTAAGGTGGTTTTGCTTTCTTTTCCAAGATACCCAGGAGATTATATTTCAGAAAAATATGATGCAGTTATTGCTGAGAAAGAAGTAGTTGAAAGAACCCACGAGTTTATTATTAATCCATTGTTACCTGATGAAGACCCAAACAATAAGTTTGAAATTTCCTGGGATGAAGATCACATTATCTCATATAAATACCCAGGAGTATTTGCATTAAAAAGACCTACTTGGGAAGTAAACCCAACAAGACAGATAGATGACTTTAAGATTGCTTTTATGACTGACCTTGGAGATGCAATGATGCGCTTTACCTGCGTACCAACCTTTGCTTCTGATGCATTCTTTAAGCAACAAGAAAAAGTAAGAGCATGCATGACACTTAGAAATCCTGTGGATAATTTTAGAAGGTTTGACGAAGCATTTAAACCAGATCCAACTAAGAAATATTATGTGCATGCTGACCTTGCTCAGAAGCATGACAAGTGTGCAGTTGCTATTGCACATGTAGAAAAATGGGTAAACATACAAGTAATTAATAACTACGAACAGGTAGCACCAATTGTAATAGTAGATGCAGTAGCGTGGTGGGAACCAAAGGTAGAAGGGCCAGTTAATCTTTCAGAAGTTAAACAGTGGATTCAGAATCTTAGAAGAATAGGGTTTGATATTGGCATAGTTTCATTTGACCGTTGGCAATCATTTGATATTCAGAATGAGTTGAAGCAGGTAGGAATGAAAACTGATACTGTTTCTGTTGCCAAAAAGCACTATGAGGATATGGCCATGCTTGTATATGAAGAAAGACTTGCTATGCCTGCAATTGATTTATTATTTGATGAACTAACACAGTTAAAGATTATGAAAAATGATAGAGTTGACCACCCCCGCAAAAAGTCAAAGGACTTGGCTGATGCTGTGTGTGGAGCAATATTTGGGGCAATATCACATACTCCAAAAAATATAGACACTGAAGTAGAGGTTCATACCTTTAAAGACAGACCGAAGACTCCAGAAGAGCAGTTTGACATGGAGAGTCGTAATGTGATACACTATAAACCTAGCCAAATAGATGACATAAAAGACTATTTGGATGGACTAAAAACACTATAAACAAGGAGAATATCGAATGAATTCATTCAAGAAAATCGCTCTAGCCATGGTTGCAGCCATGACTCTGGGCACAATCGTAGCAACGCCTGCAAACGCTGCTGTAATGACAGTCGCTGTATCGCTTGATTCTGTAGCAAACACTACAAACTCAGCAATCGCAACGCCTGCATCATTGCCAGTCCCTGCAGATAACACAGTAGATGCTGCTGACGCACTAAAGTTTATTGCAACAGTTGATGTTGGAACAAGCGTTTCAGTAGTAGCAACAAATGCAACAATCGTGTCTGCACTACACACAACTGCTGCACCAGTAGGAGCAACATCAGGATCATCATCTTTGACAATTGCAACTGGTACAGGAACAACAGCAACATTTTATGTCTACACAAAGACAACAGCAATTGGTACAGTTGTAGTCACAAATCAGGGTACAACACTTACATACTACGTACAGGGAACTGCTGGCAAGATTAATACTCTTACAGTATCTGCCCCTGCTGCTGGTGCTGCTGGTACAAAGCAAGACATCTCAGTAACTGCAACAGATACATTTGGTAACAAGGTATCTGCTAAGTCAATCACTGCAACAGTGTTTGCTTCAACAGCAGTTATGGATACAGCAACAGTAACAACTGGTGCTACACTTTCAGATTTTGGAGTTGCAAAGTTTGTTGCAACACTTCCAGCAACTGGAACACGATCACTAATCACATTCTCACCTACAACATCATCAGATGCAACAACTGCTGATGTAGTTGGTCTTCCTGCTCGTGCACTAGCACCGTTTGCAGAAATCACAATTCGTGATCTAGTTTCAGAACTTGCAGCACAGACTGCTGCTAAGGATGCAGCACTTGCTGCTAAGGCTATCTCAGATGCTGCAGTTGTAAAGGCTAACGCTGATGCTGCTGCTGCACTAGCAACAGAGAAGGCAGCATCTGCTGCTGCTCTTGCTGCTGAAAAGGCTGCTTCTGCCAAGGCACTTGCTGATGCAAAGGTTGTTTCTGATGCAGCACTTGTTGCTAAGGATGCACAGATTGCTAAGTTAACTGCAGATAATGCAGCAGCACTTTCTTCTTTGAAGAAGGCATTCAACACACTAGCAAACAATTGGAACAAGAAGAATCCAAAGGCTAAGGTTACTTTAGTTAAGTAATTAGTACAACATCTAAGGGGTTACCAATTACGGTAGCCCCTTTTTTGTGCAATAAAATGGTATAATCATCCTATCAGACATCAGTCTGCAAGGGGGAAAGGTAATTAAAAAACTAATACGAATAGCAGCAGCCACACTATTAGCATTTGGCTGGCTTCTTATGTCCCCAGAAGGTGCCCATTCTGATGACCCCCTCACAGTTGCAGCACAAGAAATACAAGATCTTAACGATAGCATTGACGACCTTGGTTATAAGGATGAATTTATATCCCTAATTGAAGAGGCAGAAGATAAGTA